TTCGAGCGTCTAATAATACTAGTAGTTCTTCTGTAGCCATTTTTTAGCCGCTCCGTTTTTTACGCGCTCATAATTAAGCATAATGCTAGTATCTATTTCATTGTTTTTATCATCGTGTAATAGTTGCGATATTTCTACCAAATCCATTTGCCAAAACTCTATCGGCGATAACTTCAATTCTTTTACACAATATTTAAAAATAGTCCAGTAATCGTAAGGCTTTTGTTCAATCTCATTTAAGCCACCTAAATAACCTACGTTACTTCTTTTTTTTTAGGCATATTCTTATTGAAATAATCGTTTATTTCTAAAGCTGTATTAAGCATGACAAAAGGCCAAGGCTCACTTAAATCATCTGGTCTATCGCTTAAAATCCAATCTACACGACAAGTAGCATCATATATTTCTTCAAGCGGTATGTTTTTATCACATTCTTTAATAATCGCGTACAAGGCCAATGAAGCGGTTTTACGGCTGTGTAATTTAGCATAGTTTTGCATTTGCTCGAAAGCGCCTGCATCTTGTCGCTTATTGATAAACGCTACAATATAATCAGTAAAAACGGTCGCTAAATCTAGCTCGGTTTTATCATAAAAATACTTTTTAGCGCCAGCCGTTAACCTGTAGTCATATTCTTTATAACAAAGTTTAATCAAGGGATTAAGCCGCGTATGGAACGTGAGTTATTGGGCCACTAGATAAAAATGTAATACTAGTTGAAAGCTTGTCACCATGCGGCAAAGTGTCTGCGCGTCCATTAGGCATCATTAATGCCGTCCATGATTCATCTGTTGTGCCTGCGCTTGGATAAGTAATGGTGTAAGTATCCTTTATGCCGTTTAAAGCATCATTTAAAACCTTTTGGCATTGCGCGTCTGTGTTCCAAATAATAGTTCCAGCCCATTGCAATTGCTTACCAGTAAGTTCTCCGTCTAACAATGTTACATAATCACCATTTGATTTATTGCTAATATCAATAGGCGTACCGTTGTAAGTTAATGTTGCTTCCATCTGGCCGACTATCTCACCAGTGCCATTTTCTATTACAATATTAGTGCCATTAATTTCGCCAGCCATTGTATTTATCCTCTTGTACTAAATGTTAAATAATTTATTGATATATCACGCTGAAACCAAGATTCTGATTCAGCGCCTTGGTTTACTGTTGATTCTAGTATATCTACTCTTTGATCATTGTACACTGTATTGGTGTTATATTGAAACCCAGCTAATATTTCATCAATAGCTATAGTTTGCACATTGTCAAATTGATAGTTGTCTACTGGTACAAAAACGCTTACTTGAAAAATGCCGCGATCTTCGTTTTTATCCGTTGTCGTTTTGCCCATAATAACCGATGTCGCTGGTATGAAAGAAAGCGCCACCCATAAAGCTTTATTCGCTGGATCAAAAAACCTATTTTGAAAAGCAATATCATTAGTTGATAAACCTGTGATATTAGTTGATAAGAATTGAGTAATTAGCGCTTGTTTGGTCTTGTGGTAACTCATAATGATAATTCCCTAACTTTACCGGCCATTGATATTAATGTTGCTCTTACCCAGCCTTTGGGTGACTTAAGCGGCCTTAATTGCTTACTGTAACCGCTTATAGTTTTAGTTCCCTTGCTTGGATTAGGATAGCCGCCATATTCTAGCACGCCTATATAAGGTAAATTATTGCTAAAATATATTTTTTTGTTTAATACGTTCGGCGGCATAGTCATTAAACTAGAAACTGAACCGCCGCCCGATTTATCTTTTACCCTGCCAAATAAACCAGACGGCGTGCCGGTTGTTAAAAACCAATTATTTCGCGCCCTTCCTTCATCCACCGGCGTTGCTTTAATTACTGCACTTAAGCCAGCAAAATAAATACCACTAAGATCAACATTCATACGTTGTTTAGTCTGTCGCATTTCTTTTTTAACTTGCTTTAAACCTTTAAGCGGCATTATTTAAGCCTTACTTGTGAAATATAAACCAGCGCTTCAGATGTAGGCGCTTTAATATCAACACTAACCACTTTATAAAACCACTCGCCTTGAGATATTGTATCACCCTGTTTTATTGCAGTGTCATTATCACTAACAAGCATACGATCACCGGCCAGTATTGTTTCATTAAACATTTTAGCATCATACGATTTAAATACTGCATTAGGCAATAAAATATAAGTTTCGCGCCCTGCTTGCGGGTTTAACGGCGTGCTTTGTTGCGCGTCATTACTAACCAAATAAACTAATTGACTCGCGCTTGAACCTGTAGCCTTAACAGCCTTTGCAAGCCCAGCCTTAACCTTTGATTGTATATTTGATGCGGCCATAAATTACACCCTAAACATCATATTTGCTGAACCGTTGTTTTTAAATAATGGGTTTAAATAAGCATTAGCTCTATCCACTCGCACATTTTCCCAGCTTCCGCCGCTGTGATATGTTTCAGAATAAACACCATCTACATTAAATGAAGCAAGGTTTTGTGTAGTACCGCTGATTAATATAGCAGAGGTAAAAGATTGTATAGCTAATTCCATTTGTGCGTTTTTAAGGCTTTGCGGTATTGTATCTGAACCTATAACAAAACCATTCGCACACACATCATTTCTTGGGTATGGCAAAGCTTGATCTTTACTTACTCGACTACCTTTTAACTTTTGCTCAACACTAAAAATATAATCAACCGCTAGTATTAAAAGTGCTTGCCTTGCTGATCCTATAACTGGAATTTCCAAAGCTCGTTCACTAGCATAAGTTACAAATTCGCCTACTGTGACAAAGCTATTTGCGCCAGCGACTATTGATCCATCTTCTATTATTATTAGTGCCATTATGGGTTCTCGTCAAAAATTAAAGAATAAACGCCAAGCGATGTACCAGCTCCGCCCAGTTTTGAAAACATTAAATAGTAAACGCCAGCACCAAGGCCGCGCTTACCTTGCGTACCAACATCAACAGTTGTGCGTTGTGAGTTTGCATTTGCAGATAAAACATTGATAGTTTCAACCGCTGTTTGCCCTATGCTTGGAGTGAATGCGCCGCCAGTTTCAACAACAACTTGACCGGCATAATTAATCGCGGTTGATTGAAAATTGTTTCTATACGTTGGCACAATATCGCCAAAAGTACCACTCTCGACACCTTGTGAATTTCTGTAAGCCTCTAAAACAATACCGCTTTCGTGTGTTTCTAGCGTTTGGGATATAAGCTCGAAGTCAATCAGACTTGTAAATCGCAACACAATAGGACTGCCATTTGTTACCGTTAACGGATAACTAATGCGAAACTGAGTGCCAAGGGTGTAACTAGGGTCGTCACTTTCAACCTTGAGCCGCCTATGCGCTCTTCTCTCACTCGTCATTAAGTCAATCGGCAAATATGACATTATGCTTGTTTCACTTTAGGTTTACGTTTTGTTTTTGGTTTTTCTGTTACTTCTTTTTTTTCTGGTTCAGGTTCAAATCTAGCGTCTACCACTTTAAAGCCTTGTTTATTTAATGCGCGCTTTTCTTCTGTGCTAACTGGCATTTTTAAATATTTAATTTTCACAATAGAAACCTCTATAAAAAAGGGGCATTTAAGCCCCTTTGTATTTTTAGGCTGTAATCGCCTTGCTAAAGTGTTTTAAGCGTCTGCACTAGCTACTAACAAAGTACCAAGAGTATGTTTGTTATCTGTAACCGCTTTATCCCAATTACTGCCGGTAAACAATTCGGCATCAGTTGGAGAAGCTCCACCGTTGGCAACATCCCAAGCATAACCTTTTAACTTAACGCCGAAAGTGTAATCTGCTTGCCATGTTGTTTCGATACGCTCTTTTCCGTTGCTGGTTTCAAGGTTTGAAACAATGTCACTAGAATTGTCAACAATAATACCGCCTTGTGTAACTGACAAAACTTTGTCTTTGTTCGGCGTGCCTGCTTCAAACAATGCCGGTATATCTGAAACTATCACTAGTTTACCTAATATTTCAACAACCTGCACATTTGTCGATAAGAATAAGCGATTTGCGTTAGTGATAGCTTCATCGATTAATCTGTGGTAAACATCGCCAGTCATTACATCAACAGACAATATTGAACTCATATCGCCAAACTTACGATGTGAACCATTTAAACCGCCTTGAGTAACACCAGCCGATCCTGAAACATCATTTTTTAACGCCGCTATATTTTCAACCGCCGCAACACCACAACCAACCGCCGTATTTAACTGATCAGCAAGTAAAGCATCGGCAAAACCTTCGGATATAGCCGTTATAGCTGAACCCGCATCTTCTTGTAAATACGTTAATTGTGACGGTTCAAACAATACTGGACCGAAACCGCCTGCCACTTTAACGCCAACCATTTCACCTTGCGATAAAACTGTAGCCGCTTGCGCCGCATTTGTAGCGAAACGATCAACGCGTCTTTGAGCGCTTGCTATTTGGTTAAAGAATGACTCTTTACTGAAATTACCGCTAAATGTAGCCGCATTTAACAGAATTGAGCCGCCAGAAGCCGCGTTGAATAAATCAATTTTTTGACCTAACAATTCAATTGTATTGCCTACAATTTCATCGTTATATACTTGCATATTTGCTAAAGCCATTTTATTTACCTACCTAATCTTTTATTTATATCGTAAGCACGCTGTTCTGATGGTGTCATTTTACTGCCCGATCCAGAAACTTGCGTACTGCCTGTGGAATTCCCACCGTTATTGTCTGGTGCTAATCGCACCGCTTTGCCTTGATCTGTTTCAGACCAGTCAGCAATTGCTTCGCTTAACGATTTATCCCCGATAATGACTTTACCATCTACCAGTTGCGCTTGTTGCTTGAAGTATGAAGTAACATACTCGCTATGCAATGGATTAACACGCGCCTTAGTAAGTTCCTCTGAAAGGCTATTACTAATTAACGTGTTGCGCTCTTTTGTTTCAAATGAACTAACTTTTTCGGATAGCTCATTAATTTGTTTTGTATATTTATCAGTAGTTAAATTCAAAGCTTGTTCGTAATTCTGCTTATCCTCTAACTCTTTTTGTGCCTGTAATGCTTCAAGTGCCGCTAATTTTTCAACTGCTGATTGATTTTCATTAGCAACTGATTTTGTTCTAGCAAGCTTTTCTTCAAGCTCTGATTTTTTACTAAGCAAACCACCGGCAATATTATTTATTGCTTCAATTTGCTCTGGCGTTAACCCTTCGATCTTATCTATACCGTTTAACATGCTAAACCCTTTAGGTTGTTTAAGTGCTTTACACTATTATTTTCAAATTTATTTTAGCACTATTATTTTCATTTGTGAAATAGATGTATTTAACCGCCGCCAATAGCATCAAATGCCAACTGTAACGACTTCTTTTTGCGTAGTGTATCTAATGGTATTGGTATAAACTTTTCGTCCAGTGTAAGTTGCTTAAATTTATCAGCACTTAAACCACCATCTAAAAATAATTGGCCGCGTTCTTTACCTAAAGTATCTAACACAAAAGCCCTACCATTTGCACCTTGCGCGCCTTGTTCTTTTAACCAGCCATAATAAGTAACATCTGCTTTTACTTGCTGGCCGCCCTCGACACCTCTTGACGATCTAGTATTGACACTATCATCTAATCTATATCTTTCGTCTAATATTGGCGCTGTTGAGCTCCTGCAATTTGGGTGCGCCGGTGGGTATCTTTTATTTTTATCGCTATTTTTAAATACTTTACCGTCAAGCCCTTTGCATATATCACTTGTGCGGCTATCTAAAGTGCTTACCCATTCATAACCCTTTACAACATCAGTATTTGCTTCAAATGTTGCTTGCCTTGCTAAATTACTTGTGTGCGTTGTCGCTGTTCTAACCATTGCTTTAATTGTTTTTCGATTTTGATTATCTAAGTAACCACCTTTACCGGCAATATCTTGCGTAATTTGCTGGTTAGTTCTACCAGTAAAGAAGCCCGTTCTTATCGTGTCGCTTACTCGCTCTATTTGCTTTGATTCCCAGCCTTTAATGAATGGCTCTAGCTTTTTAACTCCCGCGCTATCTGGAAATACTAGCGGCTCTGACACTACACTTGCCCAAGCTTGTGAAGTGGAAGCTGTTGATAAATTCAAGGCTGTAGATTCAATAGATTTATCTAATGCTTCACCCTGCCAAATAGCTTCTTCGCCTGCAAACTCTTTTAACTGAGCGACTAATATTTGGCTATTATACTCGCCGTAAATCGCTTTTGCTTCTTTGTTGTACTCGGCTAATATAAGGTTAATAGCCCTAATATCATTCGTTGTTTCTGGTGCGCCTGATAAAGTTGCTCGAAGCTCTCTTTGCAACCTTGTTAGATACGGATCAAATAAATTGGCTAAATGCCCCGCGTACCGTTGAACGTAAACAGCATGTCTAGCGCTTTGCTGTATCGTTAAATCAGTCATTATGCAATGTCGTCCATACCAGTACCACTATTCACAATCAAAGCTTTTTCTTCTTCTGCTGTGCGGTCTGGTTTTGCAATCTCGCCCCTTTGTAGATTGTCATACAATGTATCATAGGAAATCGCACTAGCTTGATAAGCGCCTACAATAGCGGTCAAGCTTTGTGCGTTCATTCCAGTAGGGTTGTAATCTGTATTCAATTGATAAATAACTTCTTCACTTGAGCCAACCCATAACGCGCAAAACTCCAAAGCCTTTTTAATTGCTTCACTTACTGTTATTGCAACATTTGCAGTTGTTGAATTTTGAGCAACTTTATCTAGGCTTTTAGCTTCTGCGCTTTCTGCTCCACTAGTGCGAGGTTTTAACGCTTCCGCACCTAATGCCGCCATACGTTGTTCATCGTCCTGCAGTGATATTCTTAAAGCGTCTGCATTGCCGTCTGGTTGCAATATTCCAAACGTAGCATCTGATGATTGGTTAGACCACTTCACGCCGTTACCAATTAGCATGTTTCCGCCATCTTGAGCGCCTGTTTCATAAAAAATTATAAACGAGCTAAAATGGTTTTTACTGTTGTAATCTGCGCCTACTTGATAATGATGAAAATTCATATCAACCAAATCATTGATAATGGCTTTATCTTCTGCGCCTACCTCAATAAAATAAAATGGTATTTCTTTTGACGTATTGCCGTTAATGATTACCGGTAAAGCTTCTTCTATCACTGAGCCGCTATCGCTATATAAAGATTGATGATAAACGCCGTCAATTAACTCTAAAACCCTGTATTGATTTTCAACTGTAACTTCAAAGCCTTTGCGCTTTGTTTTTTGCTCTAGCAATATAACAAGTGATAATTTTTCAATGTTATCTACAACATCAAAATGCCAGTTAATAATGCTTTCAAATTTATAATGTAAAATTTTAGGCCGCAAATTCATCTGTTCAACTTGTAATTGGCTTGCGCCTTGTGGCGTTGACGGTCTGGCCACTAGTAAACCTGAGCGGGGTGAAATAAAAGCTTCTGTTGATGCGCGTTTAGATATATCCCTTAAACTATTACCTTTGCTATCTGCATTATCTTTTAAGTAATCAATGCTAGTAGGTAATTCACACACCGCTTTTTTTGAAAATATAAGCCCTACTAAACCGTCAATTGTTCGCCCCGTAGCCCCGTAAAATGATGCTAGTGATAAATATTTGTTGTAAGCGGCTCTGCCCTCTAGCGTTAAATTTGCTGACTGCCTTATCATTTG